TCGAGGAGAAGGTTAAGCAACTCGAGGCTGAAGCAGTGAAGGGCGTACAGAAGGGAGTTGAAATGGTTGTGAGTGTGGTTGCTGAGGAGAACGAACGCCTGAAGGAGCAGGTTAAGCAACTCGAGGAAGCACTCGAAAAAATGACGAATGACTGGAGGTCAAGGTGTGATGTGTTGGAGCAAGTAACCGAAGACCGCCGTGCAGCAGAAGAGGAGTGTAAAACCTTAGAGGAGCAACTCGAGGAGCAAGACGCTGAACTCGAAGCACTTCGGTCGACGCCTAACGGAACAATAAAGGCGGAACTCGATGAAGCGAAGGAGCAACTCGAGCAAAAGGACGAACTAATAAAAGAACTCGAGGAGCAACTCGAAGCAACCGCCAAGAAGAAGAAGAGGACTTGTAAGAGGGGCGCGTTGAAATACCCTGAAAATTCGAAGTGGGTTAAGAAGTTGAATGAAGAGCAAGAAGAACTAATGAAAGAAATATATGATGACACGGAAGAAACATTTACACTCAAGTGGGACGAAGAAAACACTAAGAGGAACGGAAGTGAAAGTTATGATATTTATGAGCGATTTAAAAATGAAACTACAGCGTTAGAGTCGAAAAAAAATGGAATGTGGAGCGACGAAATTATAAAAGCATATGTTAATAATAAAATTATAATTTATAAAGAGGGCGTTGAGGTTGATTGTTATTAAAAACATAAAAAAAAAACATAAAAATATATAAAATACGAGTATTTATTTTTGAATGATTTTTTTTCATTGGTTAAAAATACCGAGTGGTCGAATGTGCTCAATTTCCTCTATTTTTACTTTTTTATTATTATTACTTCCTCTATGAGAAAAAAGCAAAAAGATGGTAAATTGGTAACATTATTAATTTTTTATTTTTATTATGGTTAGTTACGGCGAAAGCCTTATGAAACTTTACCTGTAAAATTAAAGGCGACGAATTGAATTTTTATTTTTTTTTATCTATTTTAGAAGTATAATGAATTTTGTTATTGCGATACCTACTTATAAAAGATACAAAATACTCAAAAAAAAAACATTAAATTTATTAAAAAACAGCGATGTGCCTCAAGATATTATATATATATTTGTAGCGGACGAAGAAGAAAAAACATTATATTTAAATGAAATTGGAACAGAGTATAAAATAATTGTTGGAAAACCTACTATACAGCATCAACGAAATTTTATAAATGATTTTTTTGAATTAAATCAACGAATTATATCTCTAGATGATGATTTATCTAAAATAGTATCAGGATATAGAACATCAACAACAGAACAAATAAAATTAGAAATACCTTCATTAATGAATGTATTTAAAAAAGGATTTGATGATTGCGAATTACATAAATCATATATATTTGGATTTTATCCGTGCGACCGAATATTTTATATGACAAATGTATTATCTACAAAATTAACTTACATAATAGCATCAGCATACGGATACATTAACAGAAGAATCAATTGTAGCACAAATGATAAGGAAGATTTTGAAAGGTCATTACAATATTATTTAAGGGACGGTGTTGTATTAAGATATAATTATATCGGTTTTACTACAAGATATTATACAGAAAAAGGAGGCTTACAAGAAACAAGAACGCTCGAAACCATCAAAGCAGGAGCAGAATATATACATAATAAATATCCAGATTATACAAAATTGAAAATAAAAAAAAACGGAAGATACGAAATAGTATTTAATAAAAAAATACCAGACATCACAACATATAAAATTACCGAATCTACAGATACTATACAAGAATTATTAAATAAAACAACACTGCCCAAATTGATGTTCAGTAAAAAAATCAATAAACCCGAGAGAGGAGATAAACTATTTGAAATTGAAGAAGTCAAAAAGATTAAATCCAAAACCTATAAACACGGAGATAAATCATTTCCAAGAACAGCAAATTTAGGGTTCGGGTTTAAAAGAGAACAAGGGTTTGGTATATTAAGCGATACAATTAAATATCAAGAATTATATAATTTACTTGTAGAATTTGGAAAAAAAATTATACCAAGTCATATGACCTTTAACGCTATCACGATTAACCGCAATATGAAATGTAAGAAACATAAAGATACAAAAAATGTTGGAGCATCAGTATTTTTTACTATTGGAAATTATACTGGAGGCGGATTATATGTAGAAAAAAAATTATATAATCATTGTAATGAAAATATAATTATATTTAATGGAGCAGAGAAAGAGCATTACACTGAAGAATTTGAAGGAGAACGCTATAGTTTTATATATTATAATGTGAGTCCTGAGAAGTGTCCTGAAGAATTTATATATAGAGGCACTCGTTAATCATAAGAGAAGCAATCGTCTTCTTCTTGTATCACTTCTTTTGCCTTCCATCCAATAATAACATTATAAGTGCCTTCGTGTCGATCTTTATAATATTTATTGAGTTCAACATGTTTTATAATTTTATCTTTTAATTTACTTTTAGTGAATTTAGTCTTCTTTTGTTTTGTCATATTTTTTATATCTGGATTTATGTGTTCGTCGTGAAATGAGGAATGTAGTTGATGTAAGGTAACATAACTGTTTGGAATATCGGTTTTTTCATAATTTTCCATAAAGAAGTTAAATAAATCATCATTATCCATTAAATACTTGCGTGTGCGTTGTTTTACAACGGCAGGTTGATAAATTTTGTTTAGTCCGTTTTTAACAATATAATCGAAGTAAGCACAACGGTGAGCGTCTTGGAATTCTTTTTCTTTTAATAATGGATTACAAGGTTTCGCATGAGGTTCATTCGCAAGGTCTTCCGCATCATCTGTAAAATGAGTTGGAAATAACTCTAATATAAATCGGTCGATCTCCGCAGCACCAATTGAACCATCTAGTAAAGGTTTCGCATTACATTCAAATACCATTGTCATCGTTAATTGTAACTCGCAATTATTACTATGACACTGCCGTGCGTTTAGAAATCCTTCACCTGTAAATTTCTTAACATTACCTAATTTAATAGTATCACAGTCATTCGGCTCTTCAAATTTTATAAATCGTTTTAGATGGAACTGAGCAATCTCGGGTGTCGGTCCGTCTTTTATTTCTTTTGTTAAAGAACTAATATGCCCTGAATAAGCATAACAAGATGTACCCAAAGTCTTCATCAATAACTCATTCATCATACCTTTACCGTTTCGACCTGAACCCTCAAACATAATGAACTTCTCTTGACGAACGCCTTTTAAGCAAGACTTCCATACAGATAATACACTTTTTCTACACTCTTCATCTGGAAGCGTGTCTTTAATTATTTTATCTATTGTTTCCATCTGCTTACGAGTCGGTTTTACATAATTATAACCTGTTGAAAATGTATTATAATCGCTTTTCTTAACCTTGTAAAATGCTCCTGTTTCTACATTAATCGCTGTGTTTTCGAACACTACCACTAAAGGTAGGTTTACATCAAATGTAACATTATCACATCTCTGCTCAATTAACCTTTTAAATTTAGAAAATACATTATTCGCTCCTGAATTAGATTGTATTTTTTGAATCAACTTATTTAAGCAATCTAATTTAGTTTCAATAGATTTTTTATTATCTGTATCCTGCTGGGTTTTTATTATTTCTGTATTCAAATGTATAATTATAGTTCGGTATATATTTATTAAAGCATCACATAATACCTGATTCGCAAGACCATCTCCAGTCCTCCAGCGGTCCTTGTGGTAAGTGTATAATGTTTTACCGACTCCAACAAAATCTCCACCGAACCAAATCAAAGCACTCTCAGCAATACTTTGATCTGTAAGGTCGCTTAAATTTATTTTATCAAGTTTATTTAAATAATAAATTGCCTTAATTGAATTTTTACAATATCCGTCATTCGATAAATCAGGTGATATAGCAGTGTTTTTTATCTCTTTTAAGGTAAATTTATATCCAGCGTGATTACTTATCTCTTCTAAAAAATCATTGTCAATTCGGGGTGCGGTAAACCCGTCAAATGATAAATAAAATGGATTTTTGCGTGTCCCTTTTATATAATAATCAATCGCCTTTTTAACTATTTCAGTTTCACGCTCGGCATAAATATAACTCAGGGTTGCCCCTTTGAAATTTTTTTTGCCTTTTTTATCTTGACTTTCAATCGCAAGGTTTTTATAAAGTTCGTATGTATCGCAGTCATATAAATAATCTTGTATGACTTTGATTTCTTTTAATACCTTCTCTTCAAATGTATTATGCGTTTCTACTAAAGAGGTATTCGAACTCATCGCTTTATTGACAAACAATTTACACTTATCTGTATCTCCATCATAATATTTGTCAATGATGTGTTGTCTGTTTCGATTATAATATTTTAGTTCAGGTATATCAATATGTTCTTCATCACAAATCGCCTCAATTACATTTGTAATCGCACTTTTCATATCGATTTCTACTAAATCTTTATTTTCGAGCAAATAATTACGAATCACACTAGGAATCATTTGTATAGACACTCCTTCCGCATAAAGGCGTCCGTATGGTTTTTTAATATACGTTACATCTAATTCTCCGTTATTAACAATTATCTCTTCTAAAAATTTCTTGACTTGCTCTTTGTTCGACAATATAAAAGGATTATCAAGGTTGTTGTAGAGTATCTCTACTTTGTTGATTTCAGTTTTGTAATTCTCGATAAAGTTCATTGTTTTTGTATATAAAAATTATAAATAATTAAATTTCAATTTTTTTATTAAATTATAAAAAAAATTGAAAATTAATTTTATTAAATAATTATTAAAATATGCTCGTCTATTACATACAAGACAAAGACACTAAAGATACTTATTTTGGTTCAACATCATACTCAATTGAACAGAGAATGTCAGTACACAGAAGTAAGTCTAATACTTGCGTCAGTCGACACATCATAAAGAGAGGTAATTATAAATATGGAATATTAGAAGATAAACATACAAACGAAGACCAATTATTAGATGCTGAGAAATTTTATATACAACATTATCCGTGTATAAATAAAAGAAATCCTAAACCGACTCGGGAAGAACTCTTATCAAAAAAAAAAGTGTATAATGATAAATGTAAAAAAACTGGAGATTATTATAAGAAACGAATTGATTGTCCGTGCGGAGGTCATTATACACGAAACACAAAAAACGAGCATACCAGAACAAGTCAAAGACATATAAAATACGAAAGCGATATATCAATCACGCCAGAAATCCCTACATAAATCAATTCAATTTTATTTAGAAATTATTATTTAATTATTTTTTTTATTGGTTAAAATTACCGAGTGTTCGAATGTGCTCAATTTACACTATTTTTAGGTTTTTATTATTATTACTCCTCTTAATAGAAAAAAGTAAAAAGATGGTAAATTGGTAACATTTTATTTTTTAGTATTAGTTGCCGAAGGCTTTATGAAATTTTACCTGTAAAGGTTTAAGGTGCGACTTACATATACAATCTAGACATATCACGCGTTTGATGACCGTCGAAACCAGTACGCTGTTGATATATGTAACTTCCATAATTGACAATAGGATTTGAATTTTGAGGATTTGTTATTGGAACTAAAGTGTGTTTTCCTCTATATATCCCTTTGAATCCAGTTGCGACTCCCGATCCGTATGCTATTTGCTTCTCAGGTTCTCGTTTGACCTCTCCATATACCCGCTCGTCAATCTCCATAAATTTTCCAGGTGGGAAGAATGAACCCGCTGTCTTCGGTTGTTGTAATGCTTGAGTTTGAAATCTAGATCCCATTTTATATACTATTTAAATATATTTAAATCCAGCATTTTTTTATAAATTGACATATCTATATTTGATTTGTATTTATCAACGCACCAAATTTGTTTGTTAATTGTATTCGTATCGTGAGCAATACATATCATAATATGTTTTATGTTGAGTTCCGCAATATGTTTTACATCACAAAAATTTAATCCCTCACTGCTATTTTGGATACTGAAATGATGCGTATCCGCGTATTTTTTCGTATAACACATCGTTGCTTCATTTAAGTAATCTAAGAAAATACACGATTGGGAGTATGTATTTTCTCCATCATATAATAACATATCACTCGAACCAGATAAAGATTTTCCAGTATGGATTAAATTAAATACGGAATCTCCAATATAATCAGGATTGTAAAAATCATCTGTATCCATATGTATTAAGTAATCTCCACTTGCTTTTGATTTTAAAAAATTTCGTTTGCTTCCAATTGTCATTCGCTCCACCTTATAATATAATATAGTATATGATAAATCTAAATTTAGTTTTTCATCTCCGTCATCTGCTATTATGATTTCTTTAATTAAAGGATAGGTTTGTGATTTAATATTTAATTCAATTAGTGCTTCAAATTTTTTTCTATTATAAGTAGGTATTAAAATTGATACGCTCATTATAATATAAATAGATAAAAAATTAAATTTAATTAAATGTATTTGCTGCGGTTAGTTCGCTTGTTGCTTTTGCTGTTCCAATTGGTTCATCTGGTTCACTTGCTGCTTCAGGTTTATGCGTTTTTTTTAATGACCTTTTTAATATCACCGCTCCACCTGTTTCTACTGCTTTTATTCGAAAATCAGTCGCTCTCATATCTGGAGGTACATCTTTTAATGGTACTACTGGTGCTTCAGGTAAATCAATATATCTTAATGCTTCTTCTACAGGTCCGCCTCCTCCTCCTCCTTTTGATGCTCTTGGTGCTGTTGGTGCTTGTGTCGATGTTCCTGCTCCTAATTCGGTTTGAACTGCTGTTCCTTGTCTTCCTTCATCTCGTTGAATTGCTCTCATCGCCGCCATAATATTGACGTGTCTTCCGTTATCTTGACCCTCCTTCATTTTTAAATAATCAGTAATGTTATTTAATGTCGGTTGAACGGATTGCTGTTGCGGTGGGAATCCATAAGGAAACATAGTTCCAACTCCTCGACTCGGTCCGCCTCCGCCTCCGCCTCCGCCTCGTTTTACTGCTTTTCGTCGTTTGCGTTTTTTCTGTGCTTTATCTAAATTTAAATTAACAATGACGGATTGTTTTTGCTTTTGAGTCATATATGTATAATAATATATTATTCTTCCAATATATTTAATGGATTGAAATTTTTATAATACTCGAATTTATTACTTGCTTTTAATGACATATCTACAAATAAAAAATCGTGTTTTGAGGTATATACATATTCAATAATGTCATTTGCGTTCTTTTTATTAAACGGAAATAATTCAGTAAATATTGCTTCTTTCTCAACATTATTTTTAGGAAGAAATGTAATAAAATGAGATAAATTATTACGGATACCTGTTGGAACATCACGGAATTTTTGAACTAAAATAAATATAGACACAAAATTATGTCGTCTATTCTGGATAATTTGAGTCAGTTTTTGATACACGCCGTTCTTCTTTAATTGACTGCCTACATCGTCTAATATTAAACACGAATGCTTGTTGTCATCTCGGTTTTCGGCAAATTCATCTTCAAGTTCCATTAAACACTGTAATGACAAACTACAATGCTTTTGAGATTCAGGTAATTTACTAAACGGATCTTTTTTCATCGATGCTTTTCCAATGGTGGGACTCACAACATATATTTTATCAAATAGTTTTCTATATGATTGTCTTTTGTTTTTCATCTTCTTCTTTAACATAATCGAGTATAACGCAGTGGTTTTACCTGAACCTGAAGAACCGCTTATACACATCATAAATCCACTATAGTTTGGAAGCGGGAACGGCAAGTCGTCCGCAAGTGGTTTGTCTAAATTGTTCTTCGTGTTTTCGATTTCTAAATCTTTATTTGCTTGTTCCTGTATATGTAACGGCATCTATTATAAATATGCTATAAAATATTTATAAGAGATTAAACCTTTTTTTATAAGAAGTCAAATTGGTTTGTAGGTCTGTGCTGTCACCCCATAAAATATATCTGCTTAAACTTCCAGCGTTAATTGATTTCCAGTCTTCATTTACTCGATGTCTTGCTATGTAAGCGTCTCGTTTGCTTTTATCTTTGTGTTCTAAATAAGTGCTTGAATTTTTAGACCCGAAATGTATTGTTTTTTTTGGATTACTAAATACAATTTTATATTTTTTTGTAGGACGATTTGATTTAACAAACTCTTCAACACGCATACATATCATTCTCTTTTTTATTACATAAAATTAAATTTAGGGACTTGGACCGTTATGATTTTTTTAACTTTTTCTTTCGGTTTTTCTTCAGGTGTCACATAATTATTCGTTATGTAATTTTTGACTATTTTGGTTTTCTTTGGTTTCTCCTCTTTCTCCTCTTTCACCTCTTTCACTTTCGGGGATTTGCTTAAAGGTTCAGGTTTCTCCAACGCATTTTTAGATTGCTGTTTTAATTTCTTCGCTTCTCGTGCTTTTGCTAGATTTTCAATTTTCTTTTGTTTAATCGCATCTGCTTGTTCTTTGCTTTGTGCTTTCCTTACATACTTCCTTTTAGGTTTCGCATCAGGTTCTTCATCAGGTTTCCATTCTTTCTCTACACTTTCGGCATCACTGCTACTTGCTGTTTCGTTATCGCTGTATTCGCTCATTATATATATTATTATAATAAATTTTTTCTATAAATTTAAATAAAATATAATAATATATATAATATATATATAAAATGATTTCCACAACAAAAAAACCGATTCCTTTCAAAGAGTTAACCGAAGACAACAAGGGGGAGTGGGTAGAATTAGATACTGAAGATATGAAAAAAATAATTGACGGATTACAACATAAAGAAGAAGAAGAAGTAGATTCCTCCTTAAACTTTCATAAAACCTATGACGCTGAGTATTATGCTATGAATTTTCCAGGGTTTGAAGATTTTGTATATGAGATACTAGAACAAGAAACAATCAATATGAATAAAGAATTACCTACGGACGGACACTGGTATTATCCAGAAGAATCATTAAGTGAGATAAAAAATAGACATCTCAAATAACTTTAAAAAAGTTAAGTCAAAGGGTCAAGTGAAGGTAATGAGATATTCACCCTTTGTTACAATAAATCCGCTCATAGGTTTCTTATCCTTTTTCATCTTAAGATAATATGCTCGTTGATATATTTTTAATTTGACTTCAGGTGATAAATCCATTATATAGAGTGTGTGCTTTTATTTAAATAATTTAGACGCCACCTTAAAATTTAACAGGTTAAAAATTTGCTGATTCTTATAAATAATTTTGCGGATGTTCAAATGTTACCAATTTACCATCTTTTTGGTTTTTTCCCTATGTAAGAGTAATAATAATAAAAACCTTAAAATAGAGGAAATTGAGCACATTTGAACATCCGCAATAAATTACGAGATTTTAACCCTGTTCCTTTTGGGGGCGTGTCTTTAAAATTATATAAATAAAATAAACGATTATCATATCAATGAGTTTTATAAATCCAATCACTGGTAATATTCCAAATAATGAGTTTATATTTACGGAAACGAATATCAGTGCTGATAATGCTTCGTTTACGAATATTAGTGCTGTGAACGCCTCCTTTGTCAATCTAACAACGACTATATTTACACCTGTGAATGTCAATAGTAGTCAAATCAGTGTGAGTATATTGAATGTGTCAACTGGTAATATGTCTGTTTTAAATATATCAACTGCGAATGTGAGTGATTTAATCATTGATGAGTTAGAATTGGTTAATTTATCTGTTGATAATATAAGTAATGATATAATAGATACAGAAGTCATCAATATAAAATCAAATAATTCATTATTACCGAACGGACAATTACGAAAATTAAATAATGAAGTCATCTTAAGTTTAGGTGATGTGACTGATGTAGGTTCATTTAGTATAAAACCAGATGGAACAAATACCGAATTAAATTTAACGAATAATGTATTAACTGGCGATACCGCTAATTTTGATACGGTGAATGCGGATAATAGCGTAACAGACGCACTTTATTTAAACGAGCAATCCGTAGTGCTTACAGATCAATCCGTTATTAGAAGAGATGCGAATCAAGTATTGTTTATAGGAAAGAGTGATGCGAGTGATGTAACAGGCGCAGACTTCCTATTTAGAACAGGAACAGAAACAGGTGGAGTTAAACTTCGAATTCCAAGAACAAGCGATATTGTCGAAATGATTGCTTTAGCGGTGGATACAACCTGTAACGCAGGGTTCGGTAATTTTAGTGAGGTGAATGTAAGCGATTTGATTGTAGCAGATACAACAACCCTGAGAGAATTAGAAGTCCTTGACTCAGCAAGTATTAAAAATCTTACCGTCGTAGGACCTAACGGACTAATAGCAACCAAAGCAGGGATAACCAACTGTAGCATAACCAACTGTAGCATCGGTAATCTAACCGCTCAAACGATTAACGGAAATATATTTACAAATCTAAGCGCGGGTACTAATATTGGATTATCTCAATCAGGTGGAGTTACTACGATATCTACATTAGCACAAGTCGAGTTTGATGACCTTACATTAGACACATTAACTATGTTAGATTCCGTGAATAGTGATCCAACCTTATTATCAAGAACAAATAATACAATCAATTTTATTGGAACGACGAATAACACACCTCTAAGTATGAATTTTTTTATGAAAAATTTTACAACCACACCGCCTCTTTTGATTTTAAATGGGACGACTGTAACCGCAGAAGTAAACGGTAATGTATCTGTATCTGGTACAATTAAGGGAGATATATCTCAAAATCTAGCCTCAGGAACAGGTATAAACTTAAGCACCGTTGGAGGTATTACTACTATTTCAAACACAGGAGGAAGCGTAACAGATCCTTTGAATTTATCCACTTTGAACGGGTCGGTGGTAAACGCATCAACGCTTAATGTGTCTGTATTAAATCCAGAGTATATAGAAGGTTTTACTAAATCAACAGAATACGCATTTCAGGCAACAAGCAATCTAAACGACGCACAAACAGTAACATCAGGACAAAAATTAGATTTCAATTCAGTCCAACTCGAAACGCCTCCACCGATTATTGTGAGTGGAAACGTAGCATACGGATATGACACAACTCTAAAACAATATATAGTTCCTGAGTCAGGTCGGTATTTATTTGGATTTAAATTATTCTCGCCAACAACAACCGTTTATACGATTCGTGTTGGAATCTATGTGAATGGAGTAGTGAAGGGATTCGGTGGTGAATACACCTATACAAACGAAGCAATCACCTGTATATTAGATGTGGAGAAAGGTCAATGGATAGATGTAAGATGTTATTCAGGCACTGCTTTATTTTATATGGCTCCGCTTCATTCTTGGTTCTACGGACATAAACTTACTCCAGCAAACAATCAAATAGTATCAACAACAAACTTGTCTATTCAAAATCTCTCAGTAACAGATGATATGACGGCAACAAACATATCAACAACGAACATATCAGCAACGACGATGACCTTTGATACAGCATCAGGTGATAAAGCAATAACCACAATTGGAGAGATTGATGCGGTGAAGTTCAACGCTTCATCGGTTTATATATCAAATGATATATCCATTGACCCGGGCGGTAATATTCGAGTTCAGTCACTCGTTCCAGGTAATGATTTTTATATTTATACGAATTCAGGTAATACTTTTCTTGGTAATTTAGGAACAGGTAATTTAAATATAGGAAACGGATATATCGCAGATGACATATCAATATCACCAACAGGCGTCTTAACCGTTGATAATCTAACAAGCACAAACGCCATAACCGCACCCAGTGCGACGATTACAAACATATCATCAACAGACTTAACGATAGCAACCTCATTAACAGGAGCAGGGAATATCAATATAACAGGTTCGATACAGACGACAGGTATTCTAAGTGGAACAACGCTCACTGGAGACCTATCAGGCAATTTATCAGCAGGGACGGGTATTGTATTATCAACCGCCGCAGGTGTAACGAACATATCCAACTCAGCACCCTATCAACTTCCAGTATCTCGTATATTTGCCGCACGGACAACAGGACTTCAACAACCAAATCAATCAGGAAATAATTACTATACCGATTATGACCTAATAGATCAAACGAGTTCTCATGTTACTTATGTAGCAGTTCCAATATCAACAGGAGGAGCAAATACAGGAGCGATTATCCAAACCGCAGGAACATATAAAATAACTTTTACTCAACACGTATATAATAACTCATTTACCAATCGTGTTTCTTGGTGGTCTAGAGCAACTAAAAACAATACCCCCACAGGAGCACAAACATTCATATATACTCGTAGCGATCAATCTCAATATGCTCAATATGGAAGCAATAGTATAACTTGGATTGAAACTTGTGCCGTGAATGACTACTTACAAGTATGGTCTGTTGTAGCAAAGAACTCCCCCCTTTACAACAATAATTGGGATGGACTTCGGGGAGGTTCAGGAAGTATGATTGTGATTGAATTATTAACTTAAATTTAAAAAAATATTTATTAAATAATTAAAAAAAAAATTGAAAATATATAAAAAAATATATAGTATAAATATATTAATGGAAAAAGTAGAAGCACTACAAGTAAAACCAGCGACAAAAAAAGTATATCTAGGCGTGATGAAAAGAATTTTAAAAGCAGGATTCAAACCTGAACAAAAACAAATGAAAAAGATTATAGGGATTAAGAAATTTTTAAATAAATTTGACAAACCATCTACGAAATTAGATATTTTAAATGTGATACTTGTAACCGCAGATGATGAAAAATTTAAAACTGATTTAAAAGCATTAAGGACAATTTTACAAAAGGAGAAAATAGAATCAAATGTCAAGACGATGAACACAAAAGGAGAAAGTTTAATATCTATAGATACCTTTAAAGAAAAATTAAAAGGATTATTGGATAGTGAGAAATATATCAATTATATACCAAATTATTTAATGTATCAGTATGGCGTGAGAAATGAAGATGTGAATGTCATCATAATGAAACCAAAACGAAAAAAATATATAATTGATGAAACTAAAAATTATCTCGTGTTATTTAAGGATAAAGTCATATACATTCGTCAAAAATACAAGACAGTAAATAAGTTCGGTAAGCAAACGCACACAATCACGGATAAAGATTTTATTAAAGCAGTATCTAATATTGAAGCAGGAGAATTATTTAATCAAGAACAACAATTAGGTAATCAATTAAGAAAACTATTAATCAACAAAATGACCGAAAGTGACATATTCAAAATGTTAATTGATGATGCGTTTCATAAAAAAGACACGATTCGAATTAACGAATTATCTAAAAGCAGGGGTTCAGCAATAGCGACGATTCAGCAAAATTATGATGTGAACGCTGTTGAACAAGTAATTAAAGAATTATAAAAAAATATATGTGTATCATTATATAATGAACTCACGATATGTTTTTTTTACCTCAGCACCGCCTGACACATCACTCCAACTAATAGGAAACTCAATTGTCTGCGACTTGGGTATCAGTCCAAATAGACCGCCCTATGAAATCCTTGAGTTAATTGAAGCATCTGTGATTACGGATACTGATGTGAATCAAATCGTTGTCAAAGCAGATATACAACCCTCTAATTATTATTCAAATGATCATACAAAAGTAGCATTAGGTTTATTACATTTTAGAACGACAGCAACTATCCCTCCTGATGATATTTATAGATTTACATTAAATGATAATGAAAAACCAAAATATCAAGTGTCAAATGTAAGAAAAATTCTATTAACGCTCAGTATGTTGAACGGAACTGAGTTACCATTTGTTGATGTTTTAGGTTTTAAACTTATATTTAAAATCTCCTACCCAGAACAAGGGTCAATCACAAGAGATTATGTAAAGGCGATACCAGACCCGCTCTAAATTTTTAAAAGTTATATATATGTATTAAGTATGGAATGGGGTAGCGATATTGAGAACTTATTGGAAGAGATTAGACAAAATTCAATTCACTTATCAAACTCACACAAGAACTCATATTTTTTTTATAAAAGAACCGCAAAATATTTTAGATTACCGACAATCATATTAAGCAGTATAAACGGGGTGGCGTCAGTGGGATTAACAGCGTATTTAGATCAACAACACATATCTGGATTAGTTTGTTTGTTATCCGTTTTAATAGGAATCATAAATTCAATCGAATTGTTTTTGAAGGTCAATGACAATATGGAAATCGAAAGAGAGATGTCTAAAGAATTTTACACGCTTTCAATAGATATATATAAAATTCTTCAACTAGACAGAGGAAATCGTCAGGTTTCAGGATTAAATTATTTAGAGAAGAAGTATAATACATACCAAAAGTTATACGAACAGTCTAATTTAATACAACATCAATTAAATGATAAATTAGCACAATTACCGAAAAAGGTTAGAAAAAATATGTTTTCTTCTTCTTCGTCATCCTCCTCTTCCTCCTCAGGTGAATCTCCTAAAGTGATTATGAATGAAATAGGAAGACTTAATGAAATAGGAAGATATATAGACGAAGAATCAACTATTTAAAATATTAAATTTTATATTATCTAATATATATAGTATGTCATATGTATTAGATAGTAAAATTCCTTCCTCCACTATTTTTCTAGACTCAACGAAAGCAGTATCAAGACACCCATTTGTATTTAATTTAAATTCACCTATTCCGTGCCCAACGAGTCTAAGAATGATTTTATCCTTACAAGAGTTTTCCGTTCCAAATACCTTTAATAACATAACGACTGAGAATAATACAATCAGTTTTAGAGTAGGTGATTTTATAGCATATAGGACAATTACAATTCCACCCGGATTATATAATGTATATACCTTTAGAGATTATCTAAACTCAACTCAAGCATTTAATGATTTTAATATGACTTGTGTATATGATAAGGTTAATTATAGATATTCATTTTTATCTATATTACAAATACGATTAGTAAATCTACCTGCTATTAATAGACCTACGACTTGTGGAAATATAATAGGTATGGAGAAAAATAATAATAATCAGTTTGTTGATGTTGTATTACCTACTGGATATGGCGATTATACGATACTTATGGCGTCGAGTGTTAATTTTAGTGGAACGCCTTTTTTGTATTTTAAAGTGGATAATCTACCGCTTACGAATATCAACTCTTTAGGAGTCATTAATGATACATTATGTAGAGTTCCAGTAAATTCCCCGTTTGGATATAAAATATTTTATCGACCTGCTGAACCTATTAAATATTTAATTGGAAGACAAGTATTAAATTCAATCACTATTAAAGTGGAAGATACAAGTAATAATACCGTATTAACGGGTGCTACTGAATTTGAGGCGGTGCTTCGAATTGATTATGTATATCCACTACAAGATAAAGAAGATATATTAACTGGAACATTAACATATGATATGAGTAAATTAAAATTGCCTGATGAAGAACAAGATAATGAAGTTGATGATATTTAAATTATTTATATTTTAATGTTTATCATAAGTATATGAAATTCGGTAGTAAATCAATGAAAAATTATGCGATTGGTATTAAACAAGGCGTTCATCAAGGTGCGAAACTCGGTCAAAAAAGTTCTCGTGGGGCGATTGCTCTTGCTCCTGTGATAGGTTTTGCGAATCCTGAAGCGGGACTTGCGGTTGAGGCGGGGGGTCAAGTTGGTAAGCGTGTATCTAATATTTTAGAAAGAGCGTCTAGGTAATTGTTGAAATAAATATTTAAAATGTTTAAAATTAAATATTTTTATATATATATAAAATGACCGAAGAAATTTTCAGTGAATCTCTTGCTTACAATGATGTTAAACGAAGAGCGGTGGCGTCTCGTTCTTTCAGGACCAAACTCCCATCTTCCAATTCAACCTCCTTTACGCAAAACCAAACTATAGTAATCCGCCTTCCAGGTAATCTACAAGGACAATATTATGATTTTTCTCAAATGTATCTTAAACTAAAAGTAACTTCTAATGCTGCTGCGATTCTCGACCGAAATGGCGCTTATAACTTTATTCAACGGGTTCAAGTATCTCAAGCAGGTGCTCAAATTTGTGATATTAACAACTACAATGTATTAGTATGTGCGATGTTAGATCATCAATCAAGTCAAGGTTGGAAAGCGTCTGCTGGTGCTCAATTAATTGGTTGTCAAGGTGATTCTTTAAGAGGTCAAGCGTTGGTGACGGCGACTGCTAGAACCTTCTGCCTTCCAATGGTATGTATGCCTCTTGCGAACACTACACCTCATCGTCTTATACCTGCTTTTAGTTTGAGTGATATAGAAATGAGATTTACACTTAACAGTGATCTAGCGGCGGTGGTCGGTGCGGCAACTCTTGCTTACACTGATGTAGAGATGGTGTGTGTCATGACTGAATTATCTCCGGGTGCTCAAGCCCAAGTAGATATGAACACTGGAGGCATCTACAACATTCTAGCAAATAGTTTTATGAACTCTCAAGCATCTAAAGCAGCAATTGATACTAACCTAACTGCGAATCTTGGATTTAGTGTTTCATCTCTCGAACGCATATTAGTTATTAACCGACCTAATGATTCTCTTGCTTCGGCAACCCATTACTCACAAAATCGTGGAACTTTGGGTTTGACTCAATATAGTTTTTTAATTAATAGTGAGATTTATCCCCAACGCCCAGTTGAGGTAAGCGATTATGGTGCTGAGGCGTTTGCTGAACTCTTACAAAGTGATCACGCATTAGTAGATTTCTCACGCTCTTCTTCCATTAACTCTGGATTTGCTATAGCAGGAGTGAATCTTGGAGTAGGAACAAGTGATTTATCTGGTGTTGATCCAAACGCTGTCAAAAACAAACCTTATACACTCGCTTTCCCAGTTGGTAATCAACCAGGTGCGGTCGGTGCGGCAGGAGCAGACGCAACCGCAAGTAACATTGGTACTTTCTTGGTCGGTTGTGATTTCGAGTCAGCAGTAGCAACTGGTAAATCACACCGCATCTACTCAGGCATCTCAACTCTAGCGTCTAATGTTCAATTTAGAGGAACCTTCACTGCGGGTGCTCTTCCATCTACTCTTGACTTTTTCGCTGTATTTACTATTAGAATCCTACTCAACACTCGTGGTTTGGGGGTCTTCGAAGTTTCAGTATAAATCCCCGCCTTAAACCTTAACAGGTGTAAAATTTCTTGACGCCTTCGGCAACTAATACTAAAAAATAAAATGTGCTCAATTTACCATCTTTTTACTTTTTCCTCATAAGACAAAGTAATAATAATAAAAACCTAAAAATAGAGGAAATTGAGCACATTCGAGCACGGTATTTTTCATTCGTTAAAAATATATTAAATTAAATAATAAATAAAAATAAAATTTGAAACTATTTTTATTTATAATTTTTATGAAGTAATTATGGAGATTCATTTTGAGTTATATCAACGAAAATTTAAGTTGATTGGAGATGAATTATACTCATTTTATAAGAGAACTAATGCGAAAGATGAGAAGTGGTATATAGTTAAAATGTGTAATGATAAATGTTATAAAAGATTTACTTTTTCTGTTGATGGGAAATGTAGAAGTATTCGATATCACCGAGTAATCTATTACGCACATCATCAGGATTGGAATATTTATGACACCTCAAAGGAAAATGTTATTGATCATATAGAACACACGAAAGGTGTTCCTTTAGATAATAGCATTACAAATTTAAGACTTGTAACAAAACAAGAAAATAATTTTAATATAAATGCGAAAGGTTATACATATATTAAGAAAAGAGGAAAGTATAAATCACAAATTGTTGTCAATCAAAAACAAATTTTTCTCGGTTATTTCTTAACTGAAGCGGAAGCAAGACAGGCGTACTTAGATGCGAAAAAAATATACCATAAAATTATACCAAAATAATATATGTATATTGTAATGCCTCCTTCAATACAAGATCTCGCAAAACTAAACAAACTTCACTACAAATACGATAAGTATTCTAATGAAGACGCATCCAGAAGAATTCAAAATAAATTAAAAGGTTCGGGATATACCCTCTTGCGCGGGAAGCGAGGAGTCGCACAATATAAACATAATTCAGGTTTTAATGTAATAAGCGTAAAAGGAACTGACCTCAAAAACCATAAAGATATTATAAGCGATGTAAAACTTGGACTCGGTTTATCCGCATATGATAATCAATTTAAAAGTAGAAGAAATAAAATTAAAGATATATTAAAAGAAAATAAAGGTCAAGATTCGTATCTTACAGGCCACTCGCTCGGTGCTAGTATAATTACAAGTTCAATGAGTAAAAGCAAATCAATTCGAGATAATGTTAAGGGTGTTCATAATTTTAATACTGGATACAGCGCAATGTTCAATAAAGAATTAAAAAAAGATTTAAATACCGAAGACAAAAAAATATTAAACAAGAAAATTACGCATCATCATAGAACCGATGATATTATTAGTAAATCATTAACAGATGACGCGGTGGGTAAGGTCAAACAATATGAGAAAGTCAGTGATAATCCTATTACAAATCATTCTATAAATCATTTTGAAAATTAATTTTTTTTTATCTAACGAATAGTATATAATGGAAAAATTTGATAATGTAAAAATCGTCTGCTTACATACTTTATTTAATGAGAATGCTTTGTGCTTATCAAATAAATATAATATAGAATATCTTGTAGATTTCCAACCCGCACCGAATCATTTTTACATTATCTTTGGGGGACACGAGAGAGCCGTTGAACTGCTTAATATTCAAATGAATCAAACATTTAAATTTTGGTATATTATCCTAAACAGCGAAAGTCAAAAATCACACCTTCTAAGAAATAAATATTATATAGAGTTGATGAAAAAAAATGTAGTCTTCAATTACTCATCAGGTGTTGCTGATTATTTATTAGAAACATTTGATATAAAAACATATTCCTATTTTTTCTTTGATTTTATGATGAGTAACCTTGAAGAAGAAAGAATATATGATTATGTATTTATAGGGTCACCGAATGAGAATCGATTAAAACAAATTGATGAATTAAAACAAGCGTTCCCAGGTAAAAATATATATGTTGATTTTGAAGGTAAATATCAATCTGCTTCTTCTATGAAACAGATATTATCAAAAACAAAATGGCTGTTGAACATTCCTTTTTATGAAAATGATTCGAACCTCGAAACACATCGAATACATAACGGATTATCTTGCGGATGTCAAGTAGTTTCTTTTAAGTCAGGAGATACTGATACAGATGACTTTTATAATGATTACATATATTTTACTGATAATCTTGTTGATTTCTTTAAATCGCACGAAGTCAAAGAAAAAAAAAAATATACTGATTTGATTAGGGGTCTATCCGCTAAGTGGGGTACACACAATTTATTTATAATTAAGAAAATTAATGATAAACTTATGTCTTGTTAGATTTACCTCTCCAATCAATTCGTTCTATATCCAATTGTTCCAGCGTCTTTTTGTATGCTTCCAAAAATACTTGCTTCCGCTTCGTCATTTTCTCTAGTTCCATTTCTAGTTGCTTATTTTTCTCCTCTAATTGCTTATTTTTCTTATTGAGTAGTTCGAGTTGCTTAATCCGTGTAGATTTTACCCTGATTACAACTTTCTTTTCCGCTTTTAATTCATCAATAATCTTAGAGCATTCCTCGGCGTGTCCTGTATGTTTCCATTCATCTAACATATCTAACACCTTTTTAGTTTTATCTGCGTCAAGCGTTTTATTTTCAATCGCCCTCATTTGCTCTTTCAACCATTGACGCAGTTCCGTCGGTATCTTAGTGTCATCAAATGTAGGTTGAACAATTTTAATCATTTTTGATTCCAACGCCTTATCATCACACATAGGTTTTTCATTACATTCATAAAATGTTTCCATTTTAATACTAATAGTTAGTATAATAAACTTAATTTCAATTTTTTTTTATAATAAATAATAAATAATAAATACACCGCCTTTAAATTTTCAGGGTGAAATTTCATACGCCTACGGCAACTAACCAAAATAAAAATAAAAAATTAATAATGTGCTCAATTTACCATCTTTTTACTTTTTTCTATTAAGAGGAGTAATAATAATAAAAAAGTAAAAATAGAGTAAATTGAGCACATTCGAACACTCGGTAATTTTAACCAATGAAAAAATCCATTCAAAAATAAATACTAGTATTTATATATATTTTTATTTTTTTTTTTTTTTGATTAGTTCGGTTCGCTTCCTTCTTCGTCTTCAATAAATTGACTCAATTTTTCTTCTAACTCCTCTATTTTTTCTTCGGCCTTTTCTAACTTTTCTTGCGTTTCATAACCTATGTCTTCCTCAGTTTGATACCAAGAAAATAGTTGCTTATATTTTTCCTCGAGTTGCTTATTCTGCTCCTTGAGTCGATTATTTTCTTCGGTTACCTTCCACATGTACTCCAACTTATCATTACCGAACTCCTCATCTGCTTCAGCCCACACCGTCAATGTCTTTACGTGTTGCTTATTCTGCTCCTCGAGTTGCTTAACCTGCTCCTTCAGGCGTTCGTTCTCCTCAGCAACCACACTCACAACCATTTCAACTCCCTTCTGTACGCCCTTCACTGCTTCAGCCTCGAGTTGCTTAACCTTCTCCTCGA